CGACGAATCCCCCCGGCAAGAACAGCATCAGCAATATGGCAAACAATGTCATGAACTTCAATAGGATGTAGCTTGTCACCAGTCTCTTTCTCCGCTAGAATACCTTCAATTTTGACAAGGCACTCTCGTAATGGCTGCGGGCCCGGAGCTTTGCCGCCGCTAGTAACTAGTGAGGCGCCCTTTGGACGGATATCAGAAAAGTCAAATCTTAAAGGTGTGCCCCCTAAAAAGTAGCTTTTCATTAGTGCTTTTACAGCATCAGCCCAGCCTTCTATTGAGTCTCCAATTAAATATCGTTTTTTTCGCTTCTGTAGAGGCTTTTGAATCTCAGGAAGCTTTTCAATGTGGTGCTTTTGTACACTAAATCCAACACCAGTTCCCCCCAGTAAGAGAAACATTGTTTCACTAAAAGATAGCCAACTATCAACAGGAAGATAGGCACAATTATAAATACGGTTAGGAGCGACCTCAATTGGTTTACCACCAAATTGCATAGATCGCATCGATGGAAGAACTTTTTTATCATAAACATATTGATAAGCATTAATGATTTCCTCCTCAAGTTGAGGATACTTCTTAAGATGCATATTCTTATTTCGTGTAACTAGTTCTTCCCAAGTTTCGCGACGATTCTCTTTTTTTAGATAGCGGGCGTACTTCATATAAACTGTGATATCCGATAAAATTTTTGATGATAGTTCCACTAGTGCGTTCCTCCTTTTCTAGACTTTTTCCATATTTCACCAGCGCCGAATTCTTTTGGATCAGATGTCGGCGAAATATTGCCGAGTTCAGTTTTATCAATAACCTGCAGTTTTACGCAGGAAGTATCCATATGCATAGAAAATATTAGCCCATCAGGGCCATTACGATTTTTGGCGATGAACATTCTTGCCTGATTAGAATTCTTATCTTTAATTGTTCTCGATATAGAACAAATAAAATCTGATACAAAACACTTGTTGAAGGCTTCCGAAATTGATTCCATAGTTACGACTTCTGCATTTAATCCTGAACGATTCGTTTGTGATGCTGTCCAAACTGGACACTGGTTTTCTTGGGCAATTGCCCGCAAGTCTTCATAAATAGACTCTAGTTCGTTCCTTTTCTCTTTGTAACTTTTGACAGGACGGAGCAAATCGGCGTAATCTACTATAATCATATCGATTTTTCGATTTTGTTTTTTTAATTTTTCTAGATGTTTTCTTATCGTGCCCGGAGAAGCAGTTTTTGTTGGATATTCTTTAATAATAAGAGATCCTTCAATATCTGTAATATTTTCAAAGACTTCGTCCTTCCTGTCAAATAATTGTGATAAAGGAACACCGGTTGTACAACTATCGTAGCGCTGGCCAGTTACAGCCTCTGATAATTCTAAAGTATAATGGACAATATTTTTGCCATTTTTAACTGCGGCAGACCCCAAATGAGCCAAAGCCATTGATTTGCCGGCTCCGGTTGGAGCAATAACTACTCCCAGCTCTCCGGAGCCTAGGCCGTTGCCGGTAAGTTTATCGATCTTACTCCAGCCAGTTGAAATTGGATTTCGAGCTTTGATTTCATATCGAGCTTCAAAATCTTTTAGAAAATCGTGGCCAAAATTGTTATCCACACCTAATTTAAGAGCTTCATCAATAACTTGCTTAACTTCATCAAAAGAAGAACTACGGATCAATTCAACAGACTGTACTAGAGCAGCCTTCAACTTTTGCTTTTTACAAAAATCTAGACTTGTATTCTTGATGTATTCAGTATCTTGTACATCGCGAGCTTCGCATCGTACATAATAATCACGTACTTGCTTTTGTAGTGCTGGAGTGTAATGTTCCAACTCTGTACGTAATATTGACGTAAAGACGTTTATTGATGGATGCACTCCGTATTGCTTTCTATAGTCAAAAACGCGTTCAACAAAAACGCGTAAATACTTTAACTCAAAAAAACCAATGTCTAACACTTCCTCGATTTGATCGCAGAAAGGACGATCTTCAAACATTAATTGCGCTAGCGATTCTTGAAATGATTTTCCATATTTAGAAAAATCTATACCCTCAGTCATTTTATCCTCTTATTGTTTTGCCATTCTTTGAAATGCTTTAAACATATCAGAAAAGCTTACTTGTGCAAACTCATCACGCATCATCATCTTCATGACATTCATCTTATTAAAAGTCAAATCCGGATCCTGAATTACCTCCTGAATTTCTCTTTTGTTGTCTATGGATAAATGGGGTGCGTAAAGTTGCATCATCTTATAATTTAATCTAATAACGCGCTCGTTATCGACAATCTCTTTCCACATTTTTCTTTTACTAGTCTGTTGGTTATCACGACAATAGTCTAGCAATTCATCGATTGTAAGTTGCTGGTCGCTGTTAAACTGCGGGAAGTCTTTCTTGATTCGTCCCTCTCCAACACCAGAAATTCCTGGCAGATTATCACTCTTATCACCAATCATTGCTTTTGCTAATGCAAAATTGTGTGGATGAATCTTAAACTCACTAAGGACAGTCCTACTATTGTACACTCGACTCTTTTCAACAGGCCGCATAAGCACAGTTTTACCAGAAACTAACTGGAAAAAATCTTTGTCATTAGATACAATAACCTTCTCACAATCTTCTAATTCCGGCATTTGGCAAACATATGCGACGATATCATCAGCCTCTACATTATCAAATTTAAACTGAATCACCGGCATTTCATTGAAGTACTCAACAAGGCGCAACTCCTGAAAGAAACGATTTTGTTTTGCTTCGTCCTCATCCAGGTGATGAAAAGCTCGGTTTAGGCGCAATGGGGCGCGGCCGGCTTTATAATCCTTCTTCATCTGTTTGCGTTTGATAGAGCCGCCAGCACCATCCCAACAGATAACAATATGATCAGGCTTTACATCATTACAAAGCTTTTGTAGTGATTGCATTGTGCCTTTTATTCCACCAATTGGGCCCCATTGAGACTCCGATGGATTAATTACATAATTACGCAAAAATAGGTTAAGTTGGTCGATGACCAACACCCTTCCATTAATCGACATTTTCCCTCTATTTTTTTATTTGTAAATGCGACTGTAATATTTTACAGCCTTAACAGGCATAAAAGAGTATACACCTTGGATTTTTCTAGCTTCTGTAGACATTCTGGTCAATTGCGTTTTAAGGCTGCTTTCCATTAGAAAGAACCTTACATTTAAAGTTACGCGTTCGACTGTTTCAGAAACAGGTTTTGATGGGACAGTGACATCAACAATTGTAATACCGCAAACTCCACGAAGTTTGTCAGTAATGATTGTTAGATTTTCTGATCGATTAAGGCGCATAATGACAGTTGCCTCGTAAAGACCTTCATTGAGCACCTCTTTTATCAAATTTCTTAAATCCATATACTATATATAGTTCGTAAATTACAACTTGTACATCTCAATTGATCCGTCATTAGTAGAATAATAAACTCTCTTAACACCTGTAAACTTTAATGCATCGTGACACATCGGACAAGGCTTTGATAATCTCAACTCACCTTGTCGGTTGATCCTTACAACAAATATACTTGCGCCTGCTGTTTTAGATCGATCTACTCCAGTTACACATGATAATTCGGCATGATGTGTAGCTGGTCCACAATCTGGACCACGAAACCTTTCTCCGAAAGAACTAAACTTATCCTTGTTAAAGGCAGTACTTATAACAGAGCCTCCCTTAATGAGGACGGCGCCATGCTTTATCTTGCCATAATTAGAATGAGCAGCCATATCTTGGGCTACTTTCAAATAACGCCTCATCTTATTTGAGAGGCTCACTTCTTTACCCTTGACCTTGTTTCTGTTCTTAAAAGGCTTGTCGCCCTCCTTATCCATCTCTCTCTCCTACAAGAATATTATAGGAACGGTTTTCTATGAGACAACAGAAATTTGTTCTTCTATTGGGTGCCAACTTTGTACGACAACTTCATCCATTATCTGAATTACCCTCGTTCTAAATTTTTCTTCTTTAATCTTTTCGTGCCATTTTGTAAATTGAAACTTTTCGAATGTTCCATCTTCGTATTTCAAAGTATACCAGGCCCCATTGCGCTCAAGATTCTCTGATGGCTGAATTGCGTCAAACCAACTTTCTTCATCTTGAATGCCGACGTGGTTACCCCACAAAATCTTGAATGTACATTCGCGTCCCAAAGAGCCAAAACGTGATTTCTTTATCCGCGCTTTAACTTCAGAACCAATTTTGTATCCGTGTTCATCAGTAACGTAAGAAGCTTTTGCTTTTCGTACAGTAAGCCAAATACGCAAAGAATATGAGTATGGCAAAGCTTTGCCTCCAGGCGTAACGTATGGCTCCGTCATCAGAGAGGCCCGGTCAGTTGTGATATTTGTTTTTAGCTGGTTTAAAGCTAATAAAGTACATTGGTTATTGGCCAAAGGAATGGTCATCTTTTTCATGGCTTTGGATAAAAGACGAGCTTTGTAGCCAATCGAAGATTGAGGATCAAAATCCTCATCTAACATCTTTCTGGTTGGCGTTTGTGCGACACTATCCCAAACAAATAAAAGCCTCTTATCTGTCTCTCCGAGAAGCATCTCCATCGTTTCGAAAACAAATTCAACAGTCTTCGCTTGTGTATAGGCAATCTTGGCAACGTCACACCCAGCTTGTTCTAAAAATGCTGGGTCTAAAGCAGACTCTGAATCAAAGTAAACAACTTCAATGCCCATCTTTTGAGCATTGGCCGCAATTTGCGCGGCCATATAGGATTTACCTGATCCTTCTAATCCAGCGAGTTCTGTAATCTTGCTAACAGGAACTCCACCATTTGGATTGCCTACACAAGTAATTTTGTTAAGCCACGTGGATCCAGTCGGAATCCACTCTTTAACCTCGGTTGGATTATCTTTTGTTAAATCATACGCAAGCGTTTCGCCTGCTTTCTTATTAATCAGGTCAATAAGACTCGTTGTATCTATCCTACCGTTCTTCTTCTTTTTTGCCATTTTTCCCTCGGGTTAAAAAATTGAGACACCTGTAAACCCGTGCCTCCCTGCGGTTGAGGGTCTTATTACCCGTTCAGAAGCTCTTTAAAGGCTCGATCAGTGCTGTTGTCGCTCTTCTCGTAGCGAGTCGACTCGGTAGAAACCTCTTCCGCGTCGTCCTGCGTCAGAAGGTACTCATCAAGCATCGTTCGAACCTCATCTGCAGTCTTCCGCTCAAAAACCTCCTCAAAATTAGGAATGGAATCAAGCCAAGCGTGGACCTTATTCTCATCCTGTGATAGGGGAGATGTCTTACGACGAGGTGTAATCGACGTCTGCGGAAACTGTGCTCCAGGCGGCTTGCCATAATTGATGACAAGATCCGTGCCCTCGGCAGTATCTGTAACATCGCCGTAATCAGGGTTTAATACTAGGTTAAGCAGCTCTTTGTAAGCCATCTTGCCGTAGCCCCAGATCTTGACGCCCTGGTCCTCCTGGCCACGTACAATGACCGGTGTGAAGAAACGCTGGCGAGCGCCGAGCTTCTTGGCGAGACGAGTGTTGTCCTCGCCGCCTTCGCGATAAAGCTGACGGATGAAATCATCCAACGGATCTTCCTCGCTAAAGTTCTTCTTTAGGCTCAAAAAGCCCGGGTTGTTTCCAACGTTATAATGGAACCAATACTCCTTGAAAGGATCTCCATCAGCAGTCGGGACCAAGCGAATGGTGGTCTCTCCATCTTCGGGGCGCCAAAAAATATTCTTGCCGCCTCGGTTCTCAAGCGCATCCATCTTGGCGCGCATCTTCTTCAAATCAATACCCATTTTAAACTCCTTTTGTTTTGTCCATTGAGGTATAGTCA